GACGGTGACGTTGCCACAAGGCAGGGCGGCAAGGTCAGGGCTATCACCATCTCGACAGGCGGAACTGGATACACCAGCGCAACGGCCATCGTTACCGGGCCGGATTGGGGCGGCACGCTTCCAACCCTGATTACGCAAGTGGCCGGTGGGGCCGTCACCGGAGTAACCGTGGTGGATGGAGGATCTGGGTATTCCGGCGCACCGACCGTAACCATTATTGGCAATGGCTCCGGTGCTACCGCAACCGCCACGGTAAGCCCGCCTCCGCTCAATCTCAGGCTTTTAATCAACACCGGCAACCGCCTCTTTGGCGTTGGATCAGCGGGGAACCGCAACACGCTTTACGCTTCTGACATTCTGGATGCCTCAATTTGGGATGCGGCAAACTCGGTCGTCGTAAACGCCGATGACGGAGATGAGATCACTTCCATCGTCCCCTATTACGAGAACCGAATCATCGTCTTCAAGAAACGGCGCATATTCCAAGTCACAATTCCTCCCGATATGACCAGCGCGGCGGATTGGGTGATCCAGCTTATCTCCAATAACACCGGGTGCGTGGCTGAGGGTTCCGCCGTACAGGTCAATTCCGACATTTTCTTCCTTTCCGATGACGGCATCCGCTCGCTGGTCAGGTCTGCGGCGGACGATTTCACCTCGGTAGGTCTGCCATTGTCAGAGGTTGTCAAGGATGTGATTCAGGAAATCAACGTGGCCGAGATTGGGATCTGCACGGCGGCCTTCTACGACAACCGCTACTTCCTTGCCGTGCCGACAGCGTCAAACGATTTTAACGATACCATCATTGTGTACAACACGGTACTGGGGGCATTTGAGGGGACTTGGACTCCGAATGTCATGCAGTTTGCTTTGACCAATTTCCAAGACGAGGGGCTTCGACTGATGAAGAAGTCCACCACTGGACAGATCCAGAAGTATAGTGGATACAAGACCCCGGCACAGGTCACAATTGCCGACTACCAAGATGCCGGAGTTGACTACGAATCCTATGTCCGCACCGCCGATATGGACTTTGGCGATCCTTTTGCCGAGAAGCATGGCAGCCACTTTGAGATTGTCTTTGACGACTCATTCTCGACCGATACGACCATCTCCATCCAGCGGGATATTGACGTTGGCGATATTGACGTTCAGCCAAACCTCAACATCTCCAGTGCCGCCCTAACCCTTCCCTTTGTTCTCCCGGCTCAGTTGCCATCCTCGGTCAAGAAAAGGCTTGCCAGCGATCTTCGGGCGTACCAGAAATGGCGTTTGATCAATATCAAGATCCAATCGGCGGCGAACAAGATGGCTATACGCCAGATCACGGCTGCGGCCAATCCAGACACCATTGAGGTTCAAAAGAACATCTCATGACGGCGGTAGAGTTTATCGAGGCTTCCGGCGTGCCTGAGTCCATGTGGCCCAACTTTAGGGAGTGGTTTGACTGGCATTCTGAGCGCGGATTGGTTGGTGTGGTTAAGGATGGTGACGAGGTGGCAGGCGTGGCAGTAGCTAGGTGCGCTAGGGGAGTGGAAGCCCCTGATCCTTATGAACATGACGAAGCCGGAGAGAGTGTGTTCGTTGACTTGACCGTATGCTCAATTGATGGTAAAACTAACCCCCTGAGCCGCAAGGCTCTCAAATGCCTGCTGAGTATACTTTGGGATAGATTCGGTCCGCGCAGGAGGATCACCTTTAAGCGCAACGGTACATACAAGGAGTACGACTACTACAATTTTATGCGAAAGGCACTAAGCTAATGGGCGGCGGACCATCCATCCCGGCGCCTCCTCCCCCTCCCGACCCCATGAAGTCGGCGCAGGCTAATGCGCTATTTTATCGTTCCTCGCTCGAAACCTACATTGAAAAGGCACCGGACATCGCTGCCTTGGAAAATGCGCTTCGGATCAAGTACCAGCCCGAGCAACGCCAGCTAGAGCGTCAATTGCAGGCAGCCGACCAGTTGGCTCAGGTACAGGCTGGTCTACAGATCGAGCGCCAGTACGGACCGCAACGTACTCTTGAATCGCTTCGCCGGCAGTACGAATATAGCCCGCAGGCTTTTGCCTTGAACCGTGCGCTTGGCGATCAGTATACTCGCCAGTTCGAGCGTCTCTATGGATCTACTCCGTACGGAAGCGTAGAGCCACAGGTTATGATGGGTGGAGGTGGAGTTCCCGCCGCAAGCTACACCCCGGGAATTACTCCTGCCATCGGGGCGCCTGAGTTTAGCACGAATATTGAAGATGTGATCGCAAGGAACGAGGCGGCCAAGAAGATTACCACGCAAAAGTACAGGGCTGGGGAGATTTAGTATGAGCAGGGCAGTTGGATATCAGCTTTCAAGACAAAGGCAGGCAGCGCGAGAAGCTGCCGCACTTCAATCAAAAATTGATGCAGCAGCAAAAAAGGGTGAAGACGCAGCCAAGAAGGCGATGGAAGATTCTTCAAAAAAAATATCGGAATTGCAGGCAACATATGAAGATCAGCTTTCCAAGAATCAGACATACAATACGCTTGCAGAGCAGATTGCCGGTCTTTCTGGTGGAGTTCGTCGCGGTGGAGGAACAGACTTGAACCAAGCACTTACTCAACTTAGCTCTGGCAGGAACTACGGGGCATCCGATCTTTCGTCCAGACTCAACTTCCAAGTTTCCGACCAACAGATTCTGGACGACTACAACTCCACACGTCTCGGCCGACTGAACCGCATTGTCGAAGACGGGACAGCACAGATTGCAGGCATCCAAAGCCGGCTTGCGGCTTCGGAGGAATTGCTGGCTGGTTTGCCGTCGGGAGATCCTCGCCGCACGTCCGCCAAGGTATCCATCGACCAGCTAAAATCAGACCTTGCCAGCGTGCAAGGTGCGGTCACAAAGGCGAGCGAGCAGGTCAAGAACTACAAGCCGATCACCGCTGATAGTGAAGATGGTTTGAAAGAAATCACCTCCTTCCGCGAATTCGTCAAGCTGCCTGAAGAGCGTGCCGGCGAACAACTCAAACAGATTGACCCGGAATCCTACAAAACCGCAGTTGGTCTGGGCCAACGCTATCGTCAGCTTGCGACCGAGGAGTTGCCTGCGACGACGACTCCGCAGACCGAGCAATTACGCAACACCATCGAGCAGGAAGCACTCAACCAGCTTCGCCTTGGCTCGACCTTGGGAGCCGAGGAAAGGCGTGGATACGAGCAGGCCGTGCGTGCCGCCCAGACCGCCCGTGGCAACATCTTCGGCCTTGGACCGGCAGTGCAGGAAGCGGCCACCATTGGAGCCGCCGGGGAACAACGCAAGCTTGCGCGTTACGGGGCGGCGCAGCAGTTCTTGGCTTCCGGCGAAACGACCGGCGGCGCCTTGCAGCGCGATCTTGCCTTCCGCGATGCTCTCACCCGCGAACGTCTTGGCGCTGCTTCCGGCTTCTTGGCGGGTGGCCCAAGCTTGGCAAACCTTGCCCAGCAGCGCATCGGACAACAGCAGGCGCAGTTCCAGAACTATATCAACGCCAACGTGGCCCAACCCGGGCAGTTCAACGTGCAGGCCAATCAGGTTCCGTTCTATCAGACCGCAAGCCCCGAGATTCCGGTTCAGCTTGCAGGCAATGCGGCCAGCATCTATAACACGATGCAGAATGCGCAAGCGAGCATGTATGGATCTCAGGTCGGTGCGATTGCCAGCACCTACACAAGTCCGTTCCAAGCCTTCGGGCAGGTTGCTTCTGGCATTGGCAGTCTTTTGACTCCGTTCAAGATGTCATAATATCATGGCCGACAGAATCTCATACGGACCCATTACGCTCTACGAGAGCGATGCGTATAAGGCTAGGAAGCAGGCAGAGCTAGAAAAAGACATGCTCGAAAGGGAGCAGGCTGCGCTTAATCTTATGGAGGCGCGTCGCAAAGACCCCGAGTATCAAATCCAACGCGCAGGCGAGCTTGCGCAAAGGTCTTTGGAAGTTGAGCAGGATTTGGCATCGCAGCGCGGTCTGGCCGAAAGGCTAGGAACACGCGCTGCCAATGTTCGGGCTGCTGCAACTCCGTTACCGGCCGGTGCTGCCGGTCCGGTCATGCCGGAGGATCTTGCGATCTCAACCGGCCAGCAGTTGCTCGAGCAACAAGATTTAGCCCGCGCCCGTGTGGCGCGTATTGGCGGCGAGCTTGAGGCAATCCGCAAGCAGCGTGAGGGTCTTGAAGGATCGGTTAATCTTGGTGAATTCTACGGCTCCGCTCCGGCAAGCGACACAACCTCGGTAGCCAAGAGGCGTTATCAGGAGACGACCAAGTTGCTTGGCGATCTTGACGCGGACATTAAGAATTCACGCACGCCGGAAGAAGCATCGGCCAAGTCTGCGGCCGCAAAAGAAATCAAGCCTTGGTTTAATTTGCAAACCAAGCGCGAGCTTGATAATACGCTAAAGGTTCGTGGCCTAGATGGATTCGCACCAGACACGGCAATTGCAAAGGACATGCGCGAAAGAACCGCCGGGATGGTTAACTCGGTAAGCCAAATCAACGCCCTGCTTGCGCTTGGAGATGAAGCCGACAGGATCAAGCGCGAACTTCCGTCCAATCTTCAGGGCCAAGCATTGTTGCGCGTACAACGTCGTGCCGATCTGATCAGAACTCCTCTAGTCGCAAGCCTGCGCGTGCCTCTTACTGGCGGCGGTCAGTTGAGCGATGCAGAGCGCGAATTCTTGCAGGCAGCCGTTGCAAATCCGACCGACTTTATTAATTTTGCTTCAAGAGACAGGCTTATCGAACTTAGCCGAGTTGTAAAGCGCGACTTTACCACAAGGGCAAGGGCTGCTGGATTTAATGTCAACAGTCTGCAACCAGTGTTTGACGCATACTCCGACCCAGAAGATATCGACGTTGCCGGACCGAAAATAACTCTTGCCGCCCCAGAGGCCGCCGGCGAAACAAGACGTGCGCCTGCAATGCCATCATTTGATAGCGAAGAGGCGGCCAGAGCAGCCGGCTACAAAGACGGTGATTTGGTTAATATCGGTGGAGTAATGGGAACACTGGAGCCGTAAGATGGCTTTTAAACCACTAAGCGAAGAAGAAATTAAGTTAAGGGAATCCAAGGCCGGTTCTGAACCGATCGACGGCCAGAAGGATCGTTCTTTTGCGCAAACCGTAGGCAGGGAATTGGCCCTGATTGGAAGGGCTGCCGCAACTCCTGAAACTGTCGGTATGGCTGCCGGTGCGCTTGCTGGTCTTCCTATGCGTGCGCCGGGTGCCGGCGCGCAGGCGGGTGGAGTTGCTGGTCTCATCACAAACATTGGATCAGAAATTTACAAGGCTCTTAGCGGAGATCCAAGCGCAAGAAGCGTTAACGATATTTTGGAAGAAGCTAAAAACGCTATTGGATTGCCTAAGCCTGAAACTGGCGCAGAGCGCTTGCAGGAAAGGGTCATTCAGGGTGCGACCGCAGCCATCCCGGGGGTACAGGCTGGACGCATGCTTACAGCAGCAGCTAAAAGCCCCGCTCTTCGTGCAGTTGGTCAGGAGCTTGCCCGCTCTCCAGTAGTTCAGGGCGCTTCGGCTGCTTCTGGAGCAGCCGCAGGAGCGCTTGCGGAAGAGCAAGGCGCCGGCCCGGTTGGTCAGACTGTTGCAACGCTGGCTGGCGGATTGGCGCCGGGTTCGGCTGCTCGTATGGCGGAAGTCGGAAGAAAGGCAACAGAATTTGGTGTCAGCAGGATACCCGCTGCCGCAATGTCATTGGCTGGCGCGACAGAACCTACTCGCGCAGCTACGATCCGGCTATTTAGGGGAGGAAAATCTCAGGCGGAACTTGCAAAAACCCTTGAAGAGTTTAGGGCGGCGGGAACCACTCCATCTGTTGGTCAGATGACAGGATCTCCGAATATCCAGCAAATTGAAAGCACGGCCGGAAGATTCCCAACCGCACTTGCAACAATGCGGGAAAAGGCATTTACACAACAACAGGAGATTGGTAAAAGAGTACAAGAACTTCGCGGTCAGGTTTCAAAAGTTAAAGAACCATATATTGTTGGCCGTGGCGCCAAAAAGGGATTTGAAGAAGTCTTCGTGCCTCGCGCAAGGGCAACGCAAAAAGCGCTTTACGACAAGGCCGATTCCCTAATTCCACCGGCTCTTGTGCGCATACCACCCACTCGCACGCAGCAAGCGCTTGATGACGTGCTTCAAAGATTTAGGGATACGCCTGAGCTTAGGACCGAGCTTGGTAATAAACAGTTGATGTCGATACAGGACGCGATTGCAGGAGGTAAAAACGAGTTAGGCGAAATACCTATTTCGACTATGCGCGATCTTAGGTCTTGGGCCGGAGAAAAACTTTCAAATGTTGACCTTACTCCAGACTTCCCCCGTGCGCAGGTTAAGGCGCTATACAGGGCGCTTTCGGAAGATTTTGATGCAGCCGTTTCTAACTTCGATAAAACAAAACAGGCTTTTGACAGGGCAAATAATTTTACACGCGCATTCCACGATCGCATGGATCTTGTGCAAGACACACTTAGCCGTAACAACCCGGACGAAATTTATCGCAATATTCTTAGCAATGCTGCTGAAGGCCCGACCAAGCTTACCGCGATGTTGCGGTCAATACCGAAGGATGACCAAAAAGCCGTGGTGTCTGCATTTGTAAACCGCATGGGTCGCGTTGCACCCGGGATGCAGGACGAAACCGGCGAGCTATTCAGCAGCCGCACTTTCCTAACCAATTACAATAAGCTAGACAAAGCCTCCAAGCAGGTTCTATTCGGCCGCTTCGGAAGCAAATATCAGCAAGACTTGCAGAAGATTGCTACGGTCGCAGACAAGATCGACAAGGCTTCTCAGGTTCTTGCCAATCCTCCGGGTACTGCCGCCGCAGGCGGGGCAATCGGATCGGCAATGGCGGTTACTGGCGGTCTCGCATCCGGCAAGTTCGGGTTTGCCAGCGGAGTTATTGGAACCTTAATTGGAGCCAACCAAGCAGCCAAGCTTTACACGAATCCAAGATTCGTCGAATGGCTGGCGAGCAATATCGACAAGCCAATCTCCCGGGCTTCTGGACTTATCGGATCGCTGTCCACGATTGCGAGCGATACAGATGATCCAGACATGGCCGCCTTCGCGGAAGAACTTAAACAGGAGATGGTCAGGCGCGACGTGGAGGGACGATAA